TGTGTCTGGCGTATCACCAGGCATAGTATTTGTAACTTCTGCTAATGCGATACAATACCACATTGTCTGCAAATCCGTTGATATCTTTGCATCAATAATACTACCACCAATAAATGCAGTACCATATACTACTGGAAGTTTATTGTTAGTTGCTGGTGGCAACTGAACACGGCCACCAGAGATAGCATCTTGTTGTTGCTGATTTCCACTTGAACCTCTTGGTGCAATAAGTTTACTGACACCGATGGATAAGCCTGCTGCAATAAGACTCGTTGCAATAGTGGCGACTACGCCAGTTAAACCTATTGCACCGACGACTAATGTTGCGATTGTAAAGAATGCCATATTATACTCCTGCTATCCAAATCTCTTCGGCTTTTTTAAATCCGAATCTTTCAAACTTTAAGTCCGGTGAATTAACTGTTTTAACCATACTGTAGGCAGTAATTCTTTTATTCGCTACCATTTCGTCTGCTTCTTTTACATACTGGGTAAGTAATCTATAACCAGCAGTTGACCCACGGTATTGTTCATCAACCCAATAAGCAATTTCTCGCATTATCAAAGTATCAGGATCCCATAAGATAGGGTCAATCATTCCTATAATCATTCCTGCTAATATATTATTTTTTTCAGCAACTAATATAAGTCCTCTACCTGCTAAGATGCTGGCATAAAGTCTTGCAATGTATTCTTCATTTTTAAACTCATTGCTTAAATCCGTAGGTCCTGCTAGTTTAAAGCGATGTAACATCCCTACAATTTCAGGGAAATCAAACTTGTTTGCGTGTCTTATTTTCATTAGTTCTGATTCACATTAAAGCCACCAAAGTCGCGGCCTCCACCGAAGCCGCCGCCGCCACCAAAGCCAGTGCCAGCAGATGATGTAGTTGATTTCTTCTTTGGATCCATACCAAAGTCAAATGTTTGATCTGCTATACTATAGATATTGTTCATTGAACTGTCAGTGGAGTTGAACACCTGCCAACTACTCTTATTTGTCTTACGACCTGAAATACGATTCTCAAGAACAGTCTTGTAACTACTTGCGTTTACTGTAACAGTAAAGTTATCTGTAGGACCATTAAAGTTAGTTTCTAAATCTTCGCCTATACCATAACTTGTTACAATGCCCGTGAATCGTGGATATGTATTAGTTAGAGCATAATTGTTATTGTAGAATCCGCGTGAGATTTCAATTTTACTACCTTTAACCTTAGTGCCTAATACGATTGCAATATTGTTACCACTAATACCCGACAATGCAAGACTTGTATCAGCACTGGTAACACGCAAATCACGAGGCTGCGTACCAACTGCTAACAAACCACCAAGTGGCAAATATACAGTACCATCAATCGTTTCTGCTTTATAGGCACTACTAAAGGTGTGAACAGTGACATTTGCACTGTTACCGTATTCATTATAAATTGTTAATTTCACAAACTCTGCCGTATTAATAAACGGTGGACTATTTGCTACTTCTGGGATATTATCCATTCATTGATTCCTTATGCTGTCGCAACCCATTCGTAAAGATTGAATGCGTCACTAAACTCTATTAATGCGTTGTTGATTGTTACGCCATTTGCTTTTGCAGCACCACCAGGTACTAACTTGTAAGTAGGCATATTAGGGCAGAACATATAGAAACTACACGCATTACCTACTATAATAGTATCACCTACGACACTAGATGTAATTATGTTTGGTCTGTTAGTCGTTACTGTAATAGTTGCATCACTGCCTCTTGTTACTTGTGTTGTGCTTGTAAACGGAAATGTGTGAGTTCCAATCTGTATCAAATCGTTAGGCTCAAACATTACACGACCTGCACTAATCGCTGGAAGATTAGTCAATACTAACTGATTACCTACAAATGATTGCACTGTGATGCCATTCAATTGCGTAGTGCTTAGACTACCCTGATACTTGAATATCCAGGACAAGCAAGGGTTGTTAGCGAATGTAATAACTTGTGGTGTATTACGGTCTAGTGTATCAAGTTGTTCTAGCAATGCTCTTGCTTGAAAGTAACGCAAACTTGAGGGCATATCTAACACAAAACGCCAAGGGTTAAATGTTGGAGTTTGACTTGTTCTTGGTGACTCGTTGCGAGTATACTGAATGCCAACCATCTTACGACGGTCAATATTCAATCCATTGCATTTGTCAATAATAGTTTGTAATCCTGACATAGTTTGTTCCTATTAAGTTCCGTACGGCATTTCTTTACGAGCCATCATTGATGCTCCAAGTAAAGATTTGCGATTTTCAACAAACATCTGTGCAACTGAACGACTGTCAATTGCGCTGATATTGTTGGTGATGTATGTGTTGTTGACAACTGGTTGTACTGATTCACCGACGCCTGCATTCCTATTCATTGATGCATTAGTCATAATAGAACCAGCACTGTTAGGTACAAATAGTTCCGGACCCTTTTCACCTACGATATATGGCTTGCCCGCCATAGTAGGGCCACCAACAGCCAATTTAGGAATGCTAACTGGTCTGCCCAATATTGCACTTCCAACTGTTTCAAATATTCTAAGAGCAGCGGCTTTTAATGCAATCTTAGCAAGGTCAGCGATGATAGATTTAGCAAGATCACCGAACTTAATTTTACCTCCACTTACTAAAGTATCAAGAGCATTAGTCATACTATTAAACAAACTCGTTGTCATTTGTTCGGCTACGACAAACGGTTCAGACATTGCTTTAGCATTATCAAGAGCGGCTCTAATTCCTGCACGGGCACTTTTTCTTTGTCTATCGGTTAAATCTTGTTCAACCTTCATTTGACCTTTTCTAAGTTCAAACGCTGCGCTTTCATCAGCCATTTGTCTGCGTAAGGCATCAGCCTCTACTGTAGATTTACTTGCAGTTAAATCAGCAAGAGTTTTTTCTTGTTTTTCACGCCTAGCATTATACTCCGATGTTGCTCGTTGTAAGGCTAATTGGCGATCATATTGTTCTTTACCAATTTTACCTCTAATTAAATCACTTCTTAGACCTTCTTCGTCAACTAGTGCGTTAAGTTGTGCTAAGTGATCAACAAGACCTAATTGTTGTTGTAAAATATTTTTTTGAAGACCAAGTTCTATTGTTCTATCTTTTTCGCTTTGATTTAATAGTAAAGTACTATTAAGTTGTTTTTGTTTTTCAGTAACTTGCGCTTTAAGTTCTACAATTACGCCAGCATTAGCCTCTTTGCCCTTAGCCTGTTCTTCAACAATCTTGGCTTCAAGACCCCTAATTTCTTCCGCAGCAGTTTTTCTTGCTTGTGCATTTGACCTAATTAGGTTAGCATATTCACTTGCCTTACCAATCAAACTTATTTCAAGTTCACGCATTTCATTAGATGCAGCGTTTTGTAATACAAGTTCTTGAGTTACTTGGCGTGCAGCAGCAGCCTGCTCACGCATTTGCTCTGCTATTTTCTTAGCGTCTTCGGCACCCTTTTCTCTGGCTTTTTTCTCTTTTTCACTTTCACCAGCAGCACCAGCAGCGCCAAGTGCAGGTCCTTGATATCCGCCTGCGCCAAGATCAAATGCTGGTTTTGCCTTACTAACTGCTACCGGATCTAGTTTAAACTTAAAACTAATTGGTCCTTCGGATGCCATTTGTTTGCCAAATACTGCTCTTGCATTCTTTACACCCTTTTCTAACTCACCCATTACTGATTTGTTATCAAAAGGATTTAAGCCGGCAATAATAGCATTGCCAACACCAACCATAACCTGACCGACAGCCTTACCAAATCCTATAAAAGCATTAACTAATGTATTAATCATCTTAATACCGATGTTGCCTAAGGTTTTAAGCGCATTGCCCACACTACCTGTTTGCTGTACTAATGCAACAAATCCAGCAATCAATGCTGCAACGCCAACAGCAATGATAGTAATCGGATTACGCATCATTGCCATAGTCAGTGCTTTAAAAGCCGTAGCCATTGCAAGAATACCTTGAGCCAATGTAAACAACTTTACTGCTGCCCAGGCACTTGCTAATGCTGTTACAAGAGGAATAATGATATTTAAGTTATTAATTAAAAATACAATTGCTCCACCCAAGGCTTCACCCATTGCTTTAGCAACTGCCTGTAGTCCACCGCTAAGTTGACCGACTGTCCCTACGCTCTTGCCTATAGCATCAACTAATCCTTTACCAAAACTTTCTTTAGTAGCATCAGTAATAGTTTGTAGTACTTCTAATTGACTGTTAATAGAAGTTAATTCTCTTACAGCAGTTCCGCCAAACTGTTCTTGGAAGCCTTTATACAATGCTTGGCGAATCTTTTCTGCGCCCTCGGCAGTTTTACCAAACTTAGCAATTTCAAGACGAGATAAGCCTAATTGTTCTTGTAATATTTTGAAGACAGGAATACCTCTATCTTGCAATCTGTTCAAGTCTTCAAGACCTAAACCACCTGAAACAGTTCTACTGAATAAGTCAGCAGCAGCAGTTAATGCACCGAATTGGTCTGTTGCGTTTTTACTAACATCAACAAGTGTAGTCAATATACCATTAGTTGGCTTAATGCCAGAGTTAGCAAGTTTAACATAAGTTTCACTTAATGCTCTTTGGTTTGTACCCAATTGCATTGAAAGTTCTCTAACTCTATCAAACTCTTGTGCGCTTTTTGCTGCATCACCAGTAACTGTTGTAAATGCACCACGAAGTTCTTCAAGTTCTCTAGTAGTATTAACGATACCTTTAAGTGCGAAGGCACCGGCAGCAACAGCACCTGTTGCAAGAGCCGCTGTTCCAATACCAGTAATCTGTTTTTGTAAACTCGCTAAGGAACTTATTGCTCCACTAGTCTGTACATCAACTGCATATGTTAAACTCGCCATATATTAATACCTTATTTCTTGCGCATTATTTCATTAACACGCTTAGTTATAAACTGTTCTGTTGGTCTTGACATACCCTCAGGTGCTTGACGACTTTTGCCAGCGTCTAACACGGTTGCATAATCATAGTCAGCCTTGATTACTTCCCCCTGCAACCGTGTTCTACGACGAGCATTGCCTGTTTTAACTGGCGTCCCTTCTTTAAAGAAGGTGTATGCCTCACTAGGTAATTTCTTTAGCCCATCACTGATGCGGCGTAAACTAGGAGTAATCTCATTTTTTACTATTCGCAATCGGGTTTTGGCCATTCTCTTTACCTTTGTTAAACATTTCTAACAATTGATCATTACTGTATGCTTCTACAGGTACTTGACCTTTGTTTATGGCTTTTTTATGCTGATAGTTCTCATATGTTAATGCAGCATCAATGATATAAAGATCAAAGGTATCTGCTTGTCTTAACACTTCACTCGGTAACATACCATATCGTTTACCAAGACCGTCAATTTGCATAATAGATAACATCTTAGGCGAATCAACGGGAATATCATCATCTGTTACTTTCCCAATTGGGCAATAACTTTATTAATAACTTGCATCAAAATAGGAGTAGGTAAAGTAGATTTCTGAGTTAGAATCTCTTTGCCATCTTCATCAAGAACTAAAGTTCTAACGATATCAAGTAATTCACCAATATCTGCCTTTTCGCCCTGATTTGCTAGGCGTGTAAACACATCCATTGGCTGACGGTCCCAAGTGTAAAACACTAGAGGTTCACCGTACTCTTTGACAATTTCTTCATCGTCAATAGAGATTTCAATTAGTTGGGGTTCTTTGCTAAGTTGTGAAAGTTTCATTTGTTTTCTCCTTAATTTGTTTTCACTGATATTTAGTTAGAATCGCTTGATTCTAACAGTTGATTGAGCAATGCAAGACGGAATGTTTGCTTTGCTTTTAATTGTTTGATAGTTGCCTGCATATTATCTAGCATAGGCATCATTTTTGCTTCATCTGCGATTAGACTACGCAATTTTTGTTCGTCGGTCTTTAACCAAATGTTTTCGTCACTCATTGTCTCATCTTTCATTTGTTAGAAAAGGGGGAGTTTTACCTCCCCCAGTTCATTAGATTTGACCGGTAGTGAACGCGCCGTCAACAGCGATAGTCAACGGAGACACCCAAACAGGTGCTTCTGGGCTTACAGTTGGTGCAAGCGCAGAAATATATCCAACGCCTTCATAATAGAAAGCACTGTTTGCAGTGTTGTTGCCGTTCATAACAATCTGGAACGAAACAGGAATCTTGTTGATTGAGAGACCTGAAACGCCGTTGTATTCAGCGGTTGTGTTACTAGCACTTGCGTTACCGAACCAGTTTTCAGCGTCTAAAACTACATTGGTTGTAATTTCGTTGTCTGCTGGAGTAGTAACTTTGTTGGTATCAATTGAGCAGAAGTCTGTCCAACTGAAGATACCAGTTGAGTTAGTGATGGTAATGTCTTGCAAACAGATTACGCTTAAAGCGGCGTTTGCGACATTTGCGGTATCAG